TAAACACCTTTTTGTGGTTGTAGTTTACCTGCATACATTAAATCAGCCCAGTAGTACCCAGGTCCTTCTACAGCAACGTTCAACCCAGGCCATAAAGCAGCAGCAGCATCATATAACGTCCCTCTTAATCCACCCGAGGCTTTTTGGGCATCATAATTCTGCCATTCTTCTGGGCTTGTAACAAGAGTGCCACGGTCAAACATATATTTGTCTGCCATGCCTAATCTACCATCTGGCATTCGTCCAAATATAATTGCTGGATATCCATCCCATTTGATTGTTAAACCCGAAGGATTAGCGATTACAGATTTTAAACTTTGTATTTGTTGTGCTGCCGCAGCACTACTTATAAAAATAGCATCTTCTGGGTGCGGAGTCCGACCTGTTATTGTTTCATTTAAACTTTGAATAAATTCTAAAATCATTAATTATCATCCTTAAATCGTCTGACTCCTCGAGCAAATTTATCAGGATCCTGATTTTTTATGCTGTTTATTAATCTACGCTCTAACTCAATTGCTTGTTCTTGATTATAGTTCTCTTTAATATAATTTATTAAATTTATTGCGCCTTGAATCACGTGGACTGCACGACTTTCTACTAAGTTTCCTTTGTCGCGAGAAACCGGCATATTTGCTAATTCATCTAGGATACTTTTTGTCTTTTTTTGCAAGATAACTCCAAAGTTATACTATTTATTAGGAATTGTCCATACCGCATATAGGCTGTATCTTATATGATTTTTAGGAACCGGAATAGACATTTGATGTGTTGTTTTTTTACTATTATCCATAAGATAGCCACAATTTTGCTTATAAGGCACGATATATTGTTTATCAAGATTAAAAACAGTACCAAGTCTCTTAGTATGCTCACTTAAATAAATTTGCAGCGCCACTTCGATACTAGGATTATCACTATGAGTCATAATATGAAATCCTGGTAGATCCTTCCAGATAGTATATCCATTAAATTTTAATTTTTTATCAAAAATTTCTTCTAAGTCATTGGTAATGCTATCGAGCACATGATATGCTTCTTCAAGAACAGTATCATGCTTAAAAGATAACTTAAATCTCAGAGGTGACGATATTTTGCCGACTAAATCCTCAGTGAACGAATAATCGGTACTTTTTTTTGTGTAATCACATAATTTTTGCAAAAGGAATGAAGGAAAAAGGTCATTAATGAAAAATAAATTGTCAGATACTAATATTTTTTTATTTTTTATTGATTCTTTTACTTCCTTACTCGACTCGATTATTAAAGAACTGTCAATCATTTTTTACTAGCAAATTTGATATACCATATAGAATTTCTTCATTTTTTTTCTTTACTATTTGAATACAATTAGTAGGTATTAAATCTAAAGTAGTACATAAATTATTATATCTTGACTCGTAAGTATTCCATGCATAATCTCTTGGTAAATGTTTCATCATGTAATATCCGCAACTAGTTAGTGCTGTATTCACATCACCATAATATTGATTAAAAATAGTAATACTGTCCATAGTTCGTTGCTTGGTCCATCTTACACCAATTCTATTCCATTGCATTGCATATTTGCTCATGCTCATTGCAAAAGACTTAATGTTAGGATGATTTAAATCAATATTAATATTTTTAGCACAAGTTAACCATGCCATATCAATATGAATATCTATATTTCTTTGCTCACAAATTTTAAGTACATCATTCCAGTCTGGTCTGATATCACCGTATTTCCAGTTTGGTAAACTTAGAATTAATGGAATATCCTCTTTAAGATCGTCAACATTTGTTCCATGTTTACCCATCAATCTATAATAGGCATATTCATCATTTAAAATCTGAAATCCATCCCATCCATATTTGATTACTATAGATTCTATGAAATGAGTGCATCCCATTGTTACATCTTGAAAACAAAAGCTATCTAATCCATCTAAACTATTAAGTTTAGTAGATTTAAACCAATGAATCGCATTTGGTAAAAAAAACGGCAGGGTAATATGAAGATTTTTTTGTTCAAACCAATTTGCCTTCAGCGTTTTTAAATATTCATCTTCAATTGGTTCTAGTCTATGGGTTAAGTTCATTTCCAAATTTCATCCAATTTATTATAAACATATAACAAGGACTCGAAAATTCTAAAGTCCAGATACAATTTCTTCCTAAACATGTTTCCCCTATATTTTTTTCATTGGATGGATTAGGCACCGGTACTGAATAGCTGTAATGCCAAATTATATCTCTAATATCAACTCCATCAATTTTAATTTGATCTATATTTAACAGCTGATTAGGTTGAGAATATTCTTTATGTATACAAAGTTTGTGTTTACCAAATTCTAGTTTTTTGCTAAATGAAATTGTTGTAGATTGTTTAACTACTCCTGTGTATTGAACTTCGTTATCTATAAATATTTTTATATACGGAGCTAACAAAGCATACGTTGGAGTAAATGACAGATTAAATTTAATTACTTCTTGATTAATCATCTGTTCTAGTTTTTAATTTTTCAAGCATTGATTTTAATTTTGTACTATCAACATTAGCCTGAATCTTTGGTTGAGCTTTAATCATAGGCATTGAACTTGGTATATCGTCGCCACTAACTAGTGAAGATTTTGCTTTCAAATTCTCAATGATTTGAGAACCGCTTCTAAAACCTCCGCCACCATTCTCTGATTGAGCATCTTCTCCTGGGTCAGTAATTCTTAAACTTTCTAAATTAAATTCAAGATCTACTTTTTGTCCTACACCACTAGAGCTACGAGTTTTCATTAACTGTACCTGATAACGACCACGTTCACGCATGGCACGACTAGTAAAGATACCAAATACATTATCTGCCGTGTTAATTTTACTTATACCACCAGAAATATGGCTATGATCAAACTCAATTTCTTCTACTGCACTACGATTAAGTTGCGACGCGGTAATCATAAGAATATTAAATTCACGTGCTAGATTACGCAATTCTTCAGACACATATTTGTCTTTAACAAACAAATCGCTAGGGCTAACTTTAGCACTAACAGGCATAACTAGATCTAAGTAGTCAACCATGATAAAATCTGTTTTTTGTCCTGTTTGAATTTCTAGTTCTTTAAGATATGCACGAATATGATTGACATTGCTTTGTGCCGGCATATATTTAATCCGTAGCTTACCCGACTTCTTTCCTAGAAAACGAATCTTCATTTCTAGTGTATCCAAATCCTTGAAGATTTCTTTAGTGGAACAATTTGCTGCCATGGCATCTATACGCATTGCAGTTAATTCTTCACTGAGTTCTAATGTTAAGAAAACGCCATTAAGTCCAGAGGTAATCCAGTTGAGGGCGATGTTTTGCATAAAAAGACTTTTACCAGAACCACTACCGCCGGCAAAAATGTTAAGCTCACCACGATTCATACCTCCAAATAATTTTTGATCCATGGTAGGCCAACCGGTACTAACCTGCCCATTATTACTTTTAATTTTCATTAATCGAGCTCGAGGATTTTCAAAGTAGTCTGTACCCATGTCCTTAGTTAGACTAATTTGTACCGCGTCCTTAATTAGTTTTTCTACAGGATCGTACTCTCCTTTTTCGATCATGTCTGCTGCTTTTAGAATAGCACGTTCTAATTCTTGTCTACGACTAAAACTTTCAAATTCAGTTAGGAACCAATCGTAGTGACCTTCAATCATATTAGGTACTTCTCTAAGCTCTACATTAGTAACAGCTCGAATCTGATCTCTAGTAGGTAGTGTTTTATGGTCATTGCTGTGTTTTTTAATAAATTCTGCTACTGCACGTAAGCTACGGTCAAAATTTTCTGGATTATAAATGTTCTGCACACGCACATAAGTTTCTGCGTCTTGCAACATCATTTCTAGAAATAATTTTTGTATGTCAGGTGAAAATTCTTTAATCATTTTTTGTATTTTTCATATGCTTGTTGTCTGCGAACTACTACTTCATTATAATGTTGACTGGACCATGGCTTATAGTAATCAGTATTCAATAAAGCCTGGTGCCCTTCTAATACGTCAGATAACTTATTAATTATAATGATAAAATAAGGCCCAGAATTAAACCACCCGGGATAACAACTTTTTGTTTGTATTGCAGTTCCATATTGAATGTAGTAATCTTTTTGTATTGTAATTTGATTTAATCTATCAATGAATCTGGTTAGACCAAACTTCCAATGTGTGCGTGGAGGAAATACTAATACTCTGGTGTTAAAATCTTGTGCTTCGATCAAATCTTTGGTGTAGTTATCAATGAACTCTGTTACACTACCAAACTCATAAGCTCTAATATCAACTAGACCTTTTAATCTAGCTGCTCGAGCAAAAGGGCACGGAGGGAATTTATAATCATAAAATTGATTATTTTGTTCCAAATAAGTAATCATCCAATTATGGATGTCTTTTTCTGCTTGTTTAGATATTTCTATAGACATATACAGTTAACCCACTATTGCGACTATTTAAAAAGGCAGATAAACGAACTAGCCTATTATTAATAGACGGCATAACTTCTTGTAATTCCCAGTCGTTAAATTTAAAACGAACATTTTCATCAATGTAAACATTATCTAACGGATTATGTTTTTGATCTAATTCTAATCTTGTATTATTGTAGTTAAAATTACATATCTTCTTTAAGAATTGCCCAGCTGGATTATAAACACTAAAAATTAATGTTCCACCGGGCTTGGTATGCATTTTTAATTTATCCAATGCAGTTAGTGGATCTGTTACGTGAGTTAAAAAACTCTGCGCGATAACTACATCAAATTGATCTCTAGGATAAAAATGATAAAAATCTTCTTTATGATACTCAACATTATCTATGAGATTAATACGAGCGAATTGTTCGGCTATATCAATTCCACGAGAAAAGTCGACGCCAACAAATCTGCTTTGATATCTGGTTGCAAATAAATTTGTAATTAGTCCAGTTCCGCACCCAACATCTAATACTGTTCGATGATGAGATAAATGCTTATCTATTACTCTAAGGTATCTGTTTGTTGGAGGATAGGAAACATCCATTAATTGTGCCCAGGTGTATTCTCCCGGGAATGGATTTTGATCGTAAAATTCTTTAATAGTATTCATTTGTAAATGTAAGGCTCTTCATTTTTAATTGATTTTAAATGTTTACGAAATCTATAATACATTCTAATGCTGCGAAATAAATCAACAAACCATTTCATAGTTTTTTCTTTTTTAATTCTATCTTTAACTTGCTAGTTTCTCTAGCAGCAAGAATGCACTTTAACACAAACAATTTACCATGTTTAACTACTGCTTCGTTGATATCTTTACAGGTTTCCATCCATATAGGAAAACTTACTGTCCACCCGAGTTCAATTGCACGATTGATAGCCTTATATCCTTGTTTATCATTGTCAGGCACAAAAATTACTTCACGCTGTAGTCTGTCAATTTGTTCTGCTTGCATATCAGAAATTTCAGCACCGCTAATACTAACTCCGTCAATACTCATTGCATCAAATGGTCCTTCGCAAACAATAACAAATTTACTATCGGGCTTTTGATTGTCTAAATTAAACACAAAGTCTGCAGGATGACTTGACCAATATTTAGGTTTAATGCCATCTGCTATCGCTCTGCTAGTGTAACCTACTATTTCTTTTTTATAGTAATACGGTATTACAATTCTCCGATGTAAATTATACGCTTCTTCAGGAGTCCAAAAGAAATTGTACTGGTTTAAATCAATTGCTCTACGATGTACATATTCTATTGCAGCAAGCAATTCAGCAGGAACATTGTTGTAATCACCTACGCTGTAAAAGCCGGCCAGTTCTACTACATTCCTAGCTTGCTCAGGTAATGTTCGTGCTTCATATACAATTTCTTCTTCGGGAAGTTTTTCTAATTCTTCGGGTGCTACTAGTTCCTTTAATCGAACTGCTTCAATTACAAGTCTGCGTACAGTTAGATCATCTGCACCTAACCATGCTAACAATTTTCTAAACTTGAAAGTTAAATGACGGCCGGGTATAAAGCTAGCGGTATATCCACAGTTAAAACAATGATACGAGATTTGCCCTGCGTTTGTTTTAACACCGCCTCTGCCTCTTGTATCTGCTGTCTCTCCGTTGTGTACGCAACAAGGAGCATTGAAACTTGTCCAGCCGTTTTGTCCTGTTTTTTTACGGGCAGGCAGTAATTGCAAAACTGTTTGCTGGATAGAATCTAACATACTGCTATTGTATACTAGTTTTTAAGTTTAGCCAAGTTTAATGATTGTAGAACTCTGATATAAAACCAACCAATATCTATTTCAAACCAACGACTACTCAGTTTGGGACTAGCAGGGTTTTGATGGTGATTGTTGTGACATTCTTCTCCTCCAATTATAATGCCAATGGGAAAGATATTTCTACTATTATCTTTAGTAGTAAAATTTCTATAACCCCACCAGTGTCCTACGCCGTTAATAATTCCAGCTGCGGTTAATGGAATCCATAGCATTTGCACCAACCATACTATGGCGCCTGCCCAACCAAAGACGATGACATTGAACACAAGGCAAAGACCAATGCCAAGTCTGCTGTGAGGCGTGTATACATGGCGCTCAATCCAGTCGTCAGGAGTGCCGCGACCATAAGTATCAACCATTGCTCGATCTTTGCTTGCGGCATGATACAACAATGCTCCCCGAAACAACACACGACCTATACCATAATGTACCGGGCTATGTGGATCCTCAGATTCTTCGCAGAATCTATGATGCTTGCGGTGTACTGCTACCCATTGTTTAGTTACCATGCCAGTTGTTAGCCATAACCAAAAGCGCATGAAGTGTTCTACAACAGGATGAAATTTGACTGCGCGATGCGCTTGACTGCGGTGTAGATATAATGTAACACACCCAATAGTAATGTGTGTGACAAATAGTGTATAAAGTATAATCATACAATACTTATAAATTTTAGCTCGTCACAC